CAGCGCGAACTGGTGGTGGACGCCGCGCGAAGCGCCATTGATCTGGGCAATCGCGGTGTAGAGGCCATCGAGCGCCCGGCGGCCGCGATCCGAAAGAGTATATTTCGCCATGTGATTGTTCCTTGGCAGTTAGGCGGTTGTCGGGGCGGGGCTGTTAGAAGACGCCGTCATAATTGGCGGCCTTGCCGTTGGACGGCGGGCGGCGGCTGTAATGCGGCGCGGGTGTTTCCTCCTTTTCGTCCGACAGCTTCTTGAACTGCAGGGTCAGACCATCGACTTCGCTGCGCAGTTCGGTGCGGATCGCGCCGATCTCCGTCGTCACAGTCTTGCCGAATTCCTCGAACATCGATCTGAAGGCGGAGAAATCGAACGAAGCGGCGGGTTTTTCCTCCGGCTTGGGCTTTTCCTCGACTTTCTCCATCGTACTCAATTTGCCGGCGAAGTTGTCCAACAGGCCCGACAGTTTCGAGAAGAAACCGGCGCCATCATTGCCGGGCGCATCATCGACGAATTCGAGCGCGGCCGATTCATCGCGCGACAGATTGATCGTGCCGGGCCGGTTACGATTGAACTGAAGCCGCTCGGTCGCGATGGCCGCCGGGCTGTCCGTGAGGGCGCAGCCCATAAGATAGGCAAAGCCCTTGCCCGCGAAATTATCCTCGATCTCGATCGAGGGATAAACCTTCTGGCTGGCGTCGTTCAGGGCCTTGGCATCGCCGGTGACGTCGAACACGCCATAGAGGCCCAGGCGCTTTTCCGTCTTCCCATTGAAATTGACGTCCACTTCGGCGGTCGACAGTTCGAGGACATCGCCATAGGCCTTGAACGGCTTTTCACCCGATACGCCCCGGATATGCTCGATGTTCAGGCGGGCGCCATAGGTCTTCACATCGTAGCTGGAAGCCATTTCCTTCAGCAGCTTGTCGTCGATATTGCGCCCGTCGACGGTCGAACCGGCGGTGGCGAGCAGGAAAGGCTTGGTCTTCATGTGTCGGCTCCAGTGTCGGCGGGGGCTTTTCCGCTTCGTCTGATGGACGAAGAGCCGATCCGGAGGCTTCTAGGCAACGCGCGGGCGCGGTAGGACGCGCTGTCACCCGGCGACCCCCGCGACACAGGGGCCGGAAGTGGGTGGATGGCAGGCTATGCGCGGCGCTGCCCTATCCGAACCCGACGACTATCAGGCGATCAGCCGACAGGTGGGCCGCGCCCAGCGCCGCGAGGCGCGGTCGCTTTACTGGCGCGGTTGGCGCATCATCGACATCGCCGATGAGATTGGCGTCAGCGAAGGGACGATATCCAGCTGGAAGAACCGCGACAGATGGGATTTCGATCCGCCGGTCGTCGTGATCGAGGACCGGATCGAGGCGAAGATCGCCACCTATCTGGACAAGCCGGATTTCAACGAAGGCGACATGAAGCGCGTCGATTTCCTGATGCGCCAGATGGAGCGAGCCGCGCGCATCCGCAAATATAACCAGAGCGGCAAGGAAGGCGACCTCAATGAAAAGGTCGCCGCGCGCAACGACGACAAGGCGAAGGCCAAGCGGGCGGAGAAGCGCCGCAATTTTCTGACGCTGGACCAGTGGCGGCAGCTGCTGGACCATTTCCACGCATGGACGTTCGACTATCAGGAATTATGGTGGGAGCATCGGCACGAGCGCACCCGCAAGCTGCGCAAGAGCCGACAGGTTGGCGCGACCGCCTATTTCGCGCGCGAAGCCGTGGCAAAGGTCGCTGAAGCGATCCTGGAGGCCGCCGGCGCCGACAGCGTCGATGAGGATAGGCGGCCCCGCAACCAGATATTCCTGTCCGCGTCCGAGCGCCAGGCGCTCAAATTCCGCCGCGAAATCGTCGGGTGGGTCCGGCGCGTCACCGGCGTCGAACTGAAGGGCAAGATCATCATGCTCGATTTCGTCGGGCAATATCCCGACGATGAGGATGGCGAACCGACCGGGCCTTCTATCGATCAGGTGGGCTTCTATTTCCTGTCGACCAACAGCGCCACCGCGCAGGGCGAGAGCGGCGATTTCTATTTCGACGAATATGGCTGGGTGCATGGCTTCACCCAGCTGAACAAGGTCGCCGGCGCGATGGCGACGCACAAGATTTACAAGAAGACCTATTTTTCCACGCCGTCGACGAAGGCGCATGAAAGCTATGCCTTCTGGTCGGGCGAGGAATGGAACAAGGGGCGGCGCAAGGGCGAACAGGTCGCATTCGATGTCAGCCTGAAGAACCTGCGCCACGGCGCGCGGATGCCCGATGGCAGCTGGCAGCATCTGCTGACGATCCATGACGCGGTCGCCGGGGGCCTTGGCAAGCTGGTCGACGTAGACGAGCTGCGCCGCGAAAGCACGGACGAGGAATTCAGCAACCTCTACGAATGCGAGGACGTCGACGACAGCGAGAGCAGCTTCCCCTTTTCTCGCCTTGCGCCGGCGCGGGTGGACAGTTTCCTCAAATGGCGCGATTTCAAACCTGCGCTGGTCGATATTCCGGGCGCACGGCCCTTTCACGATGCGCCAGTCTGGATCGGCTACGATCCGAACAAACAAGGCCGCGACGATGCCGCTCTGGTCGTCGTGGCGCCGCCGACCGATGCCGGGCGCGGAAAATTCCGCGTACTGGAAAAATATCGACTGAATGGTCGCGATTTTCAGGGGCAGGCCGATTTCATCAAGGATATCGCGGGCCGCTACAATGTGACCGACATTGCGATCGACACGACTGGCAGCGGCAAGGCCGTCCGCGATCTGGTGGCAAACTGGTTTCCCATGGTGCGGTCGATCGAATATTCGGTCGCCAGCAAGACCGCGCTGGTCATCAAGGCCCAAAGCATATTCCGCGCCCAGCGTATCGAGTTCGATAGCGGGTGGACCGACCTCATGCAGGCATTGATGGCAATCCGCCCGTCGCTGACCGCCGGCCAAAAAAGCGTCACCTATATCGCCAGGCGCAACGGCCAGATCGGCCATGCGGACCTTGCCTGGGCGCTTCTCCACGCACTTTCCAACGAGCCGCTCGACGCTGGCAGCGCCAGCGAGGGCGAAGGCGGCTCGGCAACATTTTTCGACTGACAGGAGCGAATATGACCGAAATCGCAACCGATGTGGTTGAGCAGGTGGAAGCCGACGCGGTCGCGCATCCCGGCTCCGTCTTCAGTTTCGGCGACACCGAAAGCGTGCTGGACCGGCGCGAGTTGGCCCAATATTTCGAAATCTGGCACAATGGCCGCTGGTACGAGCCGCCCTTGCCCATGGGGAAGCTGGCACAGACGTTCAACATGGCGCCCTATCATCGCAGCGCCGTGGCTCTGAAAGTCAATCTGCTGGTCGCGCAGATGATCCCTTCGCGCTGGTTGGGCGCGGATGATTTCGAGCGATTCGCGCTGGACTTCGTGCAGATGGGCAATGGCTATCTGGAATGGGTGCCTAACAATGCAGGGCGGTTGGCGACGATCGGCCACGCTCCCGCAGTCCACACCCGGGTGGGTGTAGAGCGCGATGTCTATTGGTTCGTCAACGGCCCGCTGGGCAACATCCATGAGTTCAAGCCCGGCCATATCTTTCACCTGCAACAGCCCGATGTCGCTCAGGAGGTGTATGGAATGCCAGAATGGCTATCGGCGCTGCAGGCCGGGCTGCTCAGCGAAAACGCGACCCTGTTTCGCCGCCGCTATTATCTGAACGGCGCCCATGCCGGCTTCGTCTTCTATCTGAACGAGCCGCTGGCGGACACGAAAACGGCCGACGCGATCCGCGACAAGCTGGGCCAGGCGAAAGGCGTTGGCAATTTCAAGAACCTGTTCATCCACATCCCGAAAGGCAAGAAGGACGGGGTGCAGATCATGCCGATCGCCGACGTCACGGCGAAGGATGAATTTTCGAGCGTCAAAGACATCAGCCGCGACGACATGCTTGCCGCGCACCGGACGCCGCCGCAACTTATCGGCGTTATTCCGAAGGTAAATGGGGGTTTCGGCAGCCTGAAGGACGCCCGCGACGCCTATTACGAGGTGGAAATCGTACCGATCGCCACACGGATGCTGCGCGCCAACGCGTGGTTTGGCAGCCAGGTGCTAGCCTTCG